GAAAAGATTTCACCAAAAGCCGACAAAAGCGCCAAAAACGGCATACAGGCAAGCATTACGCTAAAACAAATCCGCGTAGCAACTACGCCGTATGTGAAGCCAAATCCGCAAACAAAGCCGCCGACAAATGCAGGAAAGAAACAGCCAACGCCGAAAAAACCGGGCAACGCTGTTTATCATGTGATAAAAAAAGGCGACACCTATTGGTGGTTGGCGAAAAAATACGGAACAACGGTCACAAATTTACGAAAACTCAACCCTGCCGTTGACGAAAAAAAACTGCAAATCGGCAGTAAGATTAGGGTGAAATGATATGCAAATCATTGAGATTGATAAAGAAAACCTGCCGGAGCAATTCGATATTGAGCTGGGAACAGAACTGTTCACAATGGAAGTGAACTACAATGAGACCGGCGACTTTTTTACGATCGACCTATACCAATACGACAACCCCGAACCGCTTGTATTAGGGGAAAAGCTGATGTACGGTCAGCCGCTTTTCCGTGACATCGAGGACAGCCGCTTCCCTGCGCCGACATTAATCCCGATTGACCCATCTGGAAAAGAAAGTCGAATTACATGGGACAACTTCGGAAAGACCGTATTTTTGGTGGTGGATGACGGTGAGTAATCAGCTTTTCGGTCGTATCATCAGAGTGAGAACAAGTGGTATGACGTTCACGAATGACAATTTAGAGATTCGCTTTACTGTTCTGTTTGATGATGATCCAAAACCGAATGTGTCGACAGTGGAAATCTACAACCTTTCTAACGATACCATTCACCGCATCAAACGTGGCGAAACATGTACGATTGAGGCAGGTTATCGCGGCGATTATGGAGTTATCGCCAGCGGAAAAGTCACAAGTGTTATGACTCGCCGTGAGGGAGTGGACAAAATCACTACCATCACAGTTATGGAAGGTGACGACTATTCGCGGGTAAAAGTAGACAAGAAAAATTCGACTGATAAAAAGAGTTTGAAAATCACGTTCAAGAAGGGAACAAAAGCATCGGTTATTATTAAGCGGTTATGTAGTGTTCTTGGTATCAAGTTAGCTTACATGAAACTGCCAAAGGACGTTGTATACAAAAACGGGTACACGGTGACAGGGCTGATTCTAAATACATTGGAAGAAATCGTGAAAGATTGTGGTGCTTCTATGTACTATCGCCGCGGACAAATGGTCATACGAAGCATCAAGGAAGGCACAGACGAGCGATTCATCTTAAAAGAGGATACCGGATTGATTGAAAGTCCAGAACCGTTTGAAGAAGAAAATATAAAAGGCTATAAGGTCAAATGTTTGCTACAACACCGTATCACGACAGCAAGCATTATCGAAATTCAAAGCAAAACAGCGAAAGGGAAATATCGTGCCCGAAAAGGCGAACATCGAGCGGATGGAAATGATTTTGTCACCGAATTCGAGGTGATCTAATGGCGAAGGATACAAAGTTTTTAGACGCATTTGCACGGCAAATTAAACTTTCGATTCACACGATGGCTCCTGCGAAAGTGGTTAGATACCATGAAGAAAAGCAGAAAGCGGATATACAATTACTATTTATGACCGTTTATGCAGATGGAACGAAAGAGCCTTACGGACTTTTAGAAGATGTGCCCGTCATGTTTCAACGATTCAAACTTAATAAAGGACAGCCTTTTTCAATCAAAATCAACGGCGTGACACAAACGGCTCAAATCGAGCAAGACCTTGTGTACACGCCGTTTTTACGTGCTGGTGACATTGTTCTTGTCGGGTTTGCGGAACGGGCGCTAGACAATCTGACCAATAAACCATTTGACCCCGAATTCCACCGAACACATGACGTGCAAGATGCAGTCATATTGGGGGTGTTAATGTGAGAGCGCCTAAAATCGTGAATGGCGATTTAGTCTTTGAAAACGGCGATGTCGTGATGGTAGAGGGAGACCAGGAATTGGCACAATCGCTACAAAGTGTTTTTCAGACGAATAAAGGCGAGTGGTTTCTGAATGAGAATCACGGTTTAGACCGCACACCTTTTCTAACAAAAAAATTCGATGAAGCGCTAGCGACTGACGCGATCGCAGAAACCGTGGCACAAGAAGAACGCATACAACGAGTCGAAAATGTATCCTTCAAACGCGAAGGGCGTTCATTGACGGTCGATGTCACATTCATCAAAAATGACGGGCAGCCGCTTCAAATGGAAGGGGTGAATATACTTGCTCGATAAAAATGGGTTCAAGAGGAAGCGATATAGCGACCTTGTTGATGATATGACGTTAAAGGCAAAGGAATTATTCGGTGAGGATATCAACGTAACGGAAAGGTCGTTTCTTGGCATCCTCATTCGTTTGTTTGCTTGGTTTTTAGCAACCATATGGGAAGTGGCGGAGAAAGTTTACAATAGCGCGTTTGTTTCCAAAGCGGAAGGAGTGCAACTGGACCGGCTCGGCGCTTATATTGGCATTACTCGTTTGCAAGCGACAAACGAGATGTGGCGCGTTCAGATTACCGGCAGACCTGGATATTTAGTGAACGAAGGAATGCAATTTGAAACGGAGAACGGGGTTATTTTTGAACTTGCCGAGATCGTTGAACTTGATGAACAAGGAAACGGAACAGGTACGGTCGTATGTGTACAAGAAGGCTCGGTTGGCAACGTAAATGCTGGGGATATTCATATTTTCACGAACCCGGACGAGAATTTATACAGCGTGACCAACACAGAACTGCTAGTGCAGGGCAGAGACAGGGAGACTGATGAAGAATTCAGACAGCGGTATTTTCAATCCACGTCAAAAACTGGCGCTTCAACAATCGATAGTATTCAGGCGACTGTTTTAGAAGTTCCGGGAGTTAAAAGTGCGTCCGTCACCGAAAATTCAAGTTCGACCGAAGAGAACGGTATTCCGCCACATTCGTTCTCAGTTTTTGTGTATGGTGGGAGCGACCAAGATGTAGCGAGGGCCATTTTTCAGACGAAACCGGCTGGCATACAAGCTTTTGGTACAACCGTTGTCCCTGTACAAGATTCGCAAGGAATTACTCACTATATCGGTTTTACGCGCCCTTCTATCACCAACGTGTTCGTTCGTTTAACGATTCAGCGAGGTACTAACTACCCTGCGAACGGGGACGATTTAGTTCGGACAGAAGTGTTAACTTATTTTGAGCAACTGATGATCGGCGATGATGTGATTGTTTCTCAACTGATTCGGGCTGTCGGGAACATAGATGGGGTGGTTGACGTGTCCGTTGAGCTGTCGACGAACGGCACAACATATGTAACATCCAACTTGGCGATCCCTAGCGACAGCGTAGCTGCCACCACGTCAGACAAGGTTGTGATACAATGAGTTTTTTTGAGCAACTCATCGAAAAGTTGACGGATGTATATAAAAAGACAGCCAACAACAACATTGGAAAAATCATAAAACTCTTGTCTGATGAATTGGACGCGATCCAACAATCACTGGATACCATCGAGTTATGGAGAGGAATCGATAATGCAGAAGGGACCACGCTTGACTTAATCGGCGAAAATATCGGGCAACAGAGGCTCGGATTAAGCGATGCCGCTTTTCGGTTGAGAATTAAAACGAAAATTAAAGCCAATACATCTCGGGGCGACATTGAAACTTTAAATGAAGTGTTAAGAACATTCTTGGGCGACAGTTTCATCGGCATCCAAGAGATGTGGTCGATTAACGACCCGTTAATCGAGAAAAAATCAGCCGCAATTTTGATACAGACTAGAATTCACGAGCCATTCCCAAACGATGTGATCGGGCGTGTGACAGCGGCTGGAATCGAGATATGGTGGCATATCATCTTCGAACCACAAAATTTTGCGATCAAAAGGGAAATCACACAAGGGAAAAGTGAATTTGTTTATTCCGGCGAGTTGTACTGCGGACCGGTATATGAGCGGAACGCTTTAGGAGTATCTATATCAAGTGTGTGCCTGTTGACAGCCTCGTATCCAAAAGGGGAATATATATTCCCTATCATTCCGAATTATGCTGGCGAAATCACGTCGTCGACGTCCGGCATTTGCGTGGATGGTTATACAATTGTACAACAAAACCAACCAACAGGTTTAGGCGAATGGAAATATGCCGGGGAAGAGTGGAGCCAAGGGATTACAGTGACAACTACAACTGAGATTACACAACAAAACAATCAGTCAACCAACACATTTAAATATGCTGGGGAGTTCTACTCGGGAGGAGGTGAGTAAATTTGATTAGCGCGTATTTTAAGACCGAGATCGCAAAATTTCTTGACCAAAAAATCGCAAAAGCGGATCTAACAATTAATGGGGTTACCTACACAGTTCCGGTTCGTCGTTCGATTGTGACCGGATCAACCGTTCGTAAACAAATCTATCTAACCCAAAACGACCCAGTCGGAACCATCACAAGAGTCCGATTGCTCGATGTAAACGGAAATGTGTTGGACGAGCGAACTGATACACAATACCACGAGAAAGGGAAGGGTCTTCTCTTAGAATTCAAATACACCGTACAGGAGGGATGATAAATGTCAGACACAAAATACTTACGAACGCTGCAGTATGAGCCGACCGAGTGGGAAGACCGCGTCAAAGACCAAAATGGCAACGTG